GCAGGCGACGATGCTCGCGTGGCTGGATCGGTGCTGCTCACTCGACATCCCGGCACACATCGAAAAATCCGGCAGCGGCCACGGTTGGCACATCTGGGTGTTCTTCGATGCGCCGGTACCCGCTGTCGATGCCCGGCTGCTCGGCCATTTCATCGCGCCCACCGGCCATGTGCTCGCAACCGGCGAAGCAGCCGACGTCCGGATCGGACGCGGCATCGAGTGCTTCCCGAAACAAAACACGGTTAGCGACAAGCCATTCCGCGCCGGAAACATGTTGTGGGCACCGCTTTGGTTCGACGGGAAAGATGGTGGCAACCAGTTTTATCGGATCGCAGAGGGCGGTGGTCTCGAACCTTATTCGCCCGATGGCTTCGAGCGCCTGGCAGTCGCCCGGCTCCAGGAAATCCTCGCGCAGGTGCCCGAGGACATCCGGCGCTTTGTACTGAAAACGAAGGGTGGACTAAAAAAGGCGTCAGCCCCAAAAAGTAGTCCACCTGCCACACCGACCAATTACGGGCCGACCGACGCCGACCTGATCCGCGCGGCGCTCGATCACATCTCACCCGACGTTTCCTACGACGACTGGCTTCGGATCGGCATGGCGCTTCATCACTGGGACCCGCAGGAAGGTCTTGCTCTCTGGGATGCCTGGAGTGCTCGTGGTGAGAAATACGTGGAGGGCGAGCCTCCGCTCAAGTGGGACGGCTTTACATCCGGAGGTGGTGTCACCCTCGGAACGCTGTTCGACATGGCGAAGAAGGCGGGCTGGTCGCCGCCTGAAAAGCAGAGGGCGCCCCTGCCGACCGATGAGGAGATTGCCGCCTTTATGGACGTCGATCCTGCGGCGCTGCCGGTCATGAGTGCTGCCAAGACACTGGAACAAGCGGACGCCCATGATGATCGCCCGCGTCTGCCCACCATCGTCGTCAATAACCGCCAAGGGCCGCCGCTCATCGATGAGGCATGGGCCGCAGTGCGAGCGTCCAACTATCCACCACGTATTTTCCGACGCGAGGGATCGCTCGTTCGCCTCGCGATAACGGATTCGATTCCCAGGATCAGCGCAATGAACTTTGTCGCGGTCTACGGTCATCTTTGGCGCGTGGCCAATTGGGTGGTCGAAGCCAACGATATGCAAAAGGCGACCGACCCGCCGATCAAGGTTGCCAACGACATGATGGAGTATGTCGACGAGTCGTTACCGCAACTCGAAGCGATTGTATCTACTCCAGTATTCGATGCGTCTGGCAATCTCGTTCACTCGCCCGGCTATCATCGAGAGGCCCGGCTCTGGCTGCATCGACCACCGGGATTTGATCCGCCGGACGTTTCGGATCGACCATCGAAAACTCAAATCGCCAAGGCTCGGTCACTCCTGCTCGATGACCTACTTACGGATTTTCCGTTCACAGCGGATTCGGATCGGGCACATGCCGTGGCCGCTCTTCTACTGCCGTTTGTTCGTCGCTTGATCCACGGGCCAACCCCACTGCACCTCGTCGAGGCACCGACTCCAGGAACCGGTAAGACGCTGCTGGCGGAAGCGATCTCGCGCATCGTGCAGGCCAAGCCTGCCGAAGTGACCACCATCGAGAATGACGAGAAGGAGAACTCCAAGAAGATCACGGCGCTCCTCGACATCGCCCCACAGGTGGTGTTGATCGACAACATCCGGGTCGGTTTGAAATCCTCGCAGTTGGCAGCCGTCATCACCTCCGAAACCTGGTGCGACCGCGTGCTCGGTGTCACGCGCATGACGTCGCTGCCGAACAATGCCCTCTGGATCGCCACGGCCAACAATCCGTCGCTTTCTCTGGAGATCGCTCGTCGATGTATTCGCATCAGGATCGATCCGCGTATCGACCGTCCGTGGAAGCGCGAGGGCTTTAAACATGACCCATTGCGCCAATGGGTGGACCGCCACCGAGCCGACCTCGTTCACGCAGTGCTCGTCCTCGTGCGCGCCTGGGTCGCCGCCGGAATGCCGGAATGCGCTCACACCATCGGCTCCTTCGAATCGTGGGCGCGAGTCATCGGGGGCATCCTCGATGTCGCCGAGATACCCGGCTTCCTGTGCAACACCGAAGAGCTTTACGAGGTCGCGGACGCCGAGGGAAACGAGTGGCGCGAGTTTGTCGCCGCCTGGTGGAATCGATTCGGAGCCCGCTGGGTAAATACCAGCGAGTTGTTCGATCTCTCGGTCAACAATGAGTTACTGGCCAACGTTACCGGAGACAAGAGCGCGCGGTCTCAGAAGACCCGGCTCGGTAAGGCCCTCAGCGCCCTGCGCGACCGGCAATTCGACTCTTGGCGGATCAAAGTTCGCCGGGACCGTCACTCTAAGCAGACGGAATATGGACTCGCAATGGTCGCCGAGGACGGTTCCATCACCGGCGCGGTTCTCTCCCTTTTTCCTGAGCAACGTCCCGCATGTCCCGCAAATGTCCCGCAAGAAAATCCTGAGCAAAATCAAGACTTCGCGGGACGTGCGGGACATGCGGGACATAATACCAGCCCCGCTACGCACACGCGCACATGCGCATGCGCATGCGCACGTGAGAAAGGGGTAGACCCCAACGTCCCGCAAGACCCGCACGTCCCGCCGGACTATGAAAACATTGAGAAAATTCTTGCGGGACATTCGTCGCCTCGCAAAACCAATGTCCCGCAGGTCCCGCAAACGGCTTCTTGCGACCTCGCCGACTTCGATCCCCAGGAGGAAGAATCATGAGCGCAGCCCATAACATCGCCCTGCGCGTTGCCACAGACCTTCGCCACATCCAGGTCGAGAATCCCGGCGACCAGCCTCGGGACGTGATTCACGACAACACCGTCTATCGCCTACTCGACGCACCGTACTATGCCTGGCTTCGCTGCCGGATGGATCGCGTCAAGCAAGCCTTCGAAGCGGGCAAGATGCCACTGGCCACTTGGCAGACCCTGCGCCAGCGATTCAACGGGATTCACGGCTGGGCAGTTTCGCACATCGGTGAGCCTGCACTGCTCCAGGCAATCAAGACCCTCGATGAAAAGTCTTACCTGGCCCCGCGCCATGATCACGCCATCGGCCTCGTCGAGTCCTGGGACGAACGCGCCGCCATCATGGAGCACGACGGAGGGCTCGCTCATGACGATGCCGAGCGATCCGCCGCCAGCCTCGTCTCCCGCGAACTCACACCCGAGGATGTCGAATCGTTCAAGGCTCTGGGTGTCGAGGTCCATGTCAAATCCAAGCCCGGCGAATTCACGCTCGTGCCCGAATACACGGGAAAGGATCGACCGGAGATTTCCGCCGAGGACCTGCGCAAGCTCTCGATGATCATGCATGCCTTTCCCGGCAGCGAGATCACCTACGTGGGTCCGCAGCAGGAGCCGTGGGGCGAACCCTACGTTCCCCAGGCTCCCGCGCCCAAGCCATCGGCACCGCCGAGTCCCAAACAACAACCCACGGAACACAAACCCGCGCAGCCGCCCGAACAGGCTCGGCTGTTTTGATGGAGATCAGTATGAACACCCACACGATGAAACTCGCTTATGTCGCCGGTCCGTATCGCGGCCGTACTCACAACGACGTCGCCCAGAACATCGCGGCAGCCCGCGAAGTCGCCGCACATCTGTGGTCGCTCGGCTATGCGGTGATCTGCCCGCACCTGAATTCCGCGTTCATGAGTGGAGTCGCTCCCGAGGAAACCTTCCTGCGCGGGGGCCTCGAAATGGTTCGCCGCTGCGACCTGATCGTTCTCGTTGATGGCTGGGCTGGTTCCCAGGGCACCGCCCTCGAAATCGAGGAGGCTCGCGCCCACGGCATTCCGATCTTCAGTGATCTGGAGTTCGTGCCCCCGGCCAGCACTACCCTGGAGCACTGCGCCAATGGGTAATTGCAAAGCCAAGACCGAAGTCTACTCGCGGGTCGTGGGTTACTACCGGCCCGTTCAGCACTGGAACCCCGGCAAGCAAGCCGAATTTCACGACCGCGTGCCTTACGTGGTTCAAGGAGGACCTATGTCGCCGAACAAACCCAAATCCATTCACCCTATCCCTTGCGCCAACTGCCTGCACTGCAAGGTCTACCTCGAACGTGCGGATCGTGGTCCCAAAGCCGAACGGCGCGTCAAATGCGCGATGGGCCACTGGCAAACAACCTCGGGCAAGGAGCGGACCTTCTGCTACCACACCGTTCTCAATCGCCGCATGGCTTCGTGCCCCGATTACGAGAGCATGGGCGATCACGATTGCGCCGAGTTTCTCAAGAGCCTCCGCGACAACCTGCCGGTCGAACGCGACGTCGTGATCCTCGACCAGGCCGTCGGAGCGCAGGCGTGAAATACATCAACGCGAAAGACATCCTGCCTCCCGAATTGCTGGCACAGGTCTATGAGTACATGCCGCGTGGCGGGCGTCTTTACCTGCCGCGCCGGACGGTCTCTGCCCGCATTCGGCGCAACCTGGAGATTTTCCAGATGCATTCGGAAGGCAAGACGATCACGGAGATCAGCGAACGGATGCTGATTCACCGAGCCACGGTCTATCGCGTATTGTCGCAGTTCGTACCAAAGAAACGCGCAGGCTAGGGTTTGGAGACCTGTGCAAGAGGGTGTTTCAATCTTAGGGCACGCGGCCTCGCGCCGGTCGGCGATTTGTCGGGGAGCGAACCCAGAAACGTGAGGGTGAAATAGTGGCTTCCAAGCAGAATTTACCAGCAGATCAAGACTGGGTGGACAGTTTCGGACACCGCGTGCCCCGCTGCACGGCCCGCACGAAGAAAAACGGGCAGCGATGCACCCATCCGGCGGTCGATGGCTACACCGTTTGTCGAATGCACGGCGCAAATCCGAAAAATCATGGCGGGGCACCACCCGAAAAGCTTCGCGGCAACCTCAACGCGCTCAAGCACGGCGCTTACGTCAAGAAGATGCTGACCGACGAGGAGAAAGCGATCTTCGAGGATGCGCTATCGGCGATCCACCGGGACTTTGATCTCAACGAATCAACGGACCTGATGCAGGCGGCGATGGCTGCTTTCTATTACGCGAAGTGGCACTGCGCTGTGCTCGGCAATGCCGACGCCGCCGTCGGCAACTACGACGTGCTGTTTCGCAAGCAGCTGGAGTGTCTCAAGACCACCAGAGTGCAACGCGATACCAGCGGCGGGCAGCAGACCACACCAGCGGAATGGGCGGTCGCGCTTCTGGAAAGCGTGCGCGGCAAGGACTCAAAGGACAAACCGGAGGACTGATGCGCCGAAAACGCGAAACCAATCGCGTGGAAGTCGTCAGCGGCGGTCGCCGTAAGTCGGCGAATTTGCGCGAGTCAGCCTTTGGCCGAATCGCAGATAAGACGCTTTCTGTGCGGAAAAAAAGCGACGGCTCAGAGGCTTTCGAGGGCGTCCTCAAGATCGTCGTCGCTGATGTGTGCGTAGACCTGGGTGGTGGTGACGCGGGAGTGGCCGAGGGCTTTGGCGACCAGCAGCAGGTTTTTCGTGCGGCCGTAAAGCAGCGTGGCGAAGGTGTGGCGCAGTCCGTGGACGGTGATCTTGCCATCCAGCCCGGCCCAGGAGAGCCAGAGCCCCATTCGCTCCTGGACTTGGCGGGTGCTGATGCGCCGGTTGCGATTCGAGAGAAAGAGCGCGTCGCTCTCGGCAATCACCTTCCGGCGGCGCTGGATGTACTTGCGCAGGAAGCCGCGAAGCTCGGTGTTCAGGAAGCGCACCTGGGGCTTGCCGCCCTTGGCTCTCTTGATCTGCAGCTGCTTCTGGTCGAGGTGGACATCGTCGATGTCGAGGCCGACCAGTTCCGCCAGACGGATGCCGGTGCCGAGCAGGACGCGCAGCATGACCAGGTCGCGCTCGGCAGTTTCGCCCTTGCGAGCAGCGACCGCCTTGACCAGAGCCTTGACCTCCTGGGGCGTCAGAAAACTGGGTGCTTCCCGGTCATGGCGCTTGATCTTGATCCATGCTGCGGGATTGCGCCCCGTTGCGCCCACGTTGGCCACGTAGCGCCCGAAGCTGCGCAGGCAGGCCTTAATGCGTCCCAGGCTCGCTTGGCCACGGGGGGCGCCCGTGTGCGTCGTGGTCACCGGCGTGGACAAGAGGAACCGCGCCAGCAGATCCGCGTCCAGAGCCGAGGCGTCCACATCGCCCGCGAAGGCGAGCAACAGGCCGAGATCGCGGCCGTAGCAGCTGAGGGTATGCGGACTTTTACCGTCGGCTTCCAGGCGCGTGAGAAACTGGGAAATGGTGGTGGAAAGGTTCACAGGCTACTCCTTCCCAGCCAGACCGAGCCGCCGGATGATTTCGGCCTTGTCCTCGGCGGGGAAGTCGATCCGGTCCTTGAGGTAGCTCCAGGCGCTCTCGTGGAGATTGCCGTCGGAGTCGAAGATTGCCTCGTGGATAAGCTCGACCGCCTTTGCGATCTCGGCTTCCCGGTTACGGTCGGCCCGTTCCAATTGCTCGATGGCGATGGTCAGCGCCTCGGCCTCTTCCTGTGCAAAGACGGTCTCGGCCGCCCGTTTCTGCTTCGCCTGCAGCACCTTGATGGCTTGCTTGAAGTTCATGGTCACCTCCTACCTGATTCCCAGGCGGCTTTCGATATCTTGTTTCTCATCCTCGCCGAACCGCATCTTGTCGCGCAGAAACATCCAGACGTCCCGAATGTCCCGATCCGGCCATCCGCCGATCTCGCGGATCATGTGGACGGCCCGGTTGATTTCAGCCTCGCGCTTGATGACGGCGGTGGTCAGGCAGTCGATTGCGCGTTGAAGCGCTTCGACCTCCTCGTCCTCGGGAATGGCGATCAGGTTGCCTTGAGCGCGCTCGATCATGGCCTGCAGGGTGTCGATGGCGATTTCCAGTTTCATGGCTCAGTCCTCCTTGAGCGCGAACCGTGGTTTCCCGCGCCCATCGTTCGGTATTTCGATGTGGACAATCCCGGCTCTCATAGCCTGCTTGAGGTTGGGTCCGGCGAACCCCGCCAGCTTGGTCCAGAGTTCGTGGGGCGTCGGCGGTTCATTGGCGGCCTTTTCCCACTGGCGAAGGTTGCGGTGGGCTGCTGCGATCTCCCGGCGCACGGCACACATGTCGATGGTGGTGTCCGGCATCGCCTTCATGATTTCTCCCCCACCAGCGGCACCAGGTCCTCGCGGCGAGCGTCGCTGGTGACCCAAGAAAATCGTTGGTCCTGCTCGATCCAGGGCGCGACGTCCCACCAGCCCGTGGGGCGCTCGTTGTCGTCGAGGATCGGCGCGATCAGCTTTACTTTGAGTCCGGTCATGAAGGCGTGGTCGGTGCCCGTGTACCGGGCGATCATGCCGCGTTTAAGCCTGGGTTTCGTCATTGTCTTTCTCCGTGGTTTGAGTGTTCTGGTTTTCGAGAGCCACCGCGATCCGCTCCAGCGCGGCATTGAGCCGAGCCAATTCGCGGGCGATGGTCGGCATGGTGTGGTCGTAGAACGTGTGCCCCATGCGCGTCTGGTAGAACTCCGTCATCGTGGTCTCCTTTCGGTTTTGGTTTCTCGTGCTCACGCGACGTACAGGGGCTTTGAAGCACATGGAAGTCAAGGAAAAACAACCACTTATGCGAAGTTTTCCGGCCCGAAGAGAAGCGCCCCGCAAAGGGCGCTGGAGGTGGGAATTTGTCTGGGGCGGGCGTTATGGCGTGGCTGGGGACTCCTCGGTAAAGCCTCGGAAAATGCCCTCGGCGTAGGTCTTGTGGTTGGTTTTTTCGGTCAGCCAGAAGGCCGCATCGACGTGGCCGAGTTCCAGGGCGATGGCGGCGACCGCCGGGCGGTCCAGCATGTTAGTCCTTCCGCTGCGACGCACGGCCTCGATGCCCTTGAGCACCTCGGGCGGGATGGCGACTTTGGCGCTTTGGTCCGTCATGGCTTACTCGGCGCTTTCGGCGGGTTCGGCCTCGGCGGTTTCCTTGACCCTGGCCAGTTCCTCCTTGGGCAGCGGCACCTTGTCCGTCCATCCCTGGTCCTTGCAGTACACCAGCATCTGGCGAAAAACGCGCTTGGTCTGGGCGATGGTGTGCGGGCTGCGCGGGCGCTCGGTGCGCGCCTCGCCCTCTTTCTTGGGCTCGCGGATCAGCTTGTTGACCGCGTCGCTCTTGAAGAAGGCCGAGACGTGGACGGGCAGAATCTTGGCGATGTCCTTGCCCTCGCCGAAGTGGGCGACGGCCAGGTCCAGGTGCCTCCCGTAGGTGATGACGGTGCGTTCGTTCTTGCCGAGTTCGGTCAGATGGGCGACGTACTTTTCGGCGGCTTCCTTGATCGTGGTGGTCTTCGTGGTCATGACTTGCTCCTTGTGGGTTTATGGTCTTTCGACCGGGTTGACTTCGCACAGGGTCCAGCCGTTGAACGACTGGCCGATCTCTTCGGGATTTACGCCCGCCAGCGCCTCGATCCGCGCCAGCGTTTCGTAGGCCTCGGCGATGCTGACGAAGGGGCGCATGCTCCGTTCGTTCAGCTTCTGGCCGAGGATCGCGCCGGTGTCGAGGTTGGTCAGGATGTAACGCGCCATGTCTTTTCTCCTTTCGATTCAGTAGCTTACGACGTGTCACATCGCTTCGTGTGGCGGGCAAGTCAAGGAATAAAACGCGGCGGAAGCGAGATTCTTCGGGAGGCGGCATGACGACGGCCACGGCGCTTCCAAAGAATCCTCAGGCGGTCGCCCGCGTGCTGCTGGACCCGGTGCTCTGGGGGCAGGCGTATCTTCACAACCGGGATGGCGCGAAGCGCGTTTTCTGGAAGCACCAGGTCGAGGACCTGCGGTGCGAGCGCGGCAACATCATCCACCTGGACGGCCGCGATTCCGGCAAGACAATCAACCTGGCGGCCGACTCGCTCCACTACGCATTCACCACGCGCGGCGGGTCGGGTCTCGTGGCCGCGCCGCACCAAGGGCACTTGGACACGATCATCGACGAGGTGGAATTTCAGATCGGCGCGAATCCAGACCTGGAAGCCTCCGTCGCCAAGACCAAGACCGGCAATCCCAAGATCATTCGGAAGCCATATTTTCGGATCGAGTTCACCAACGGGACGGTCCTCCACTTCCGGCCCGCTGGCGCGTATGGCGAATCGTTCCGGTCGCTGCATGTGGACCGGCTCTGGGTGGACGAAGGCGCATGGATTCCGGAGAAAGCATGGAAAGCCCTGCGCCAGTGTCTCAACGCAAAGGGCAAGTTCCGCATTTACTCCACGCCCAACGGCCTGCGCGACACGACGTACTACCGGCTGACCCAATCGAAAAAGTGGAAGGTCTTCCGCTGGCCGTCATGGATCAATCCGACGTGGACGCCCGAGCGCGAGGCGGAACTGGTCGAGTTCTATGGCGGCAAGGAAACGCCGGGTTGGCAGCACGAGGTCGCCGGGGAGCATGGCAAACCCAGCTTTGGCGCGTTCGACCTGGACGCGCTCCACGCCTGCCGCAAGGAAGTGCCGGAATACCGCCTGGTCGTCACCACCAGCGAGGAACTGGAGGGGTGCGAGGACGAGGCGGGCGTGCGCGAGCGCTTCGACATGCTGCTCAGTTTGTCGCCCCGGGCCGGAACCCACTGGCTTGGCATCGACACCGGCTACACCAGCGATCCGACGGAACTGGTCGTGTTCCGCGAGGATGAGGCGGGGCTGACCATGATCTTGCGCGTCCACGGCGAGCAGATTCCCTATCCCTGGCTCTCGGAACTGATCCGCATCCTGGACATCTACTTCGAGTTCGCGGGCATCGGTTTGGACAACGGCGGCAACGGCCTCGCGGTCGCCCAGGAATTGACGAGTCTGGACAAGTTCAAGGACCGCAACTTCCTCGGGCGGCTCATGGGCTTCGACTTCGGCGGCAACACCATCGTCAGCTGGGACGAGGCGGGCAAGCCGATCAAGAAGCGCACGAAGGAGCACATGACGGCGCTGATCAACGCGGCGATGCGTCGGCGGCAGATCGTGTTCCCCCGCGACGACCGGCAGATCGAGGAGCAATTCGCCACGCAGACCTACACCATGAACAACGGCCGCGTGACCTACAGCAAGGGCAACGACCACGTGATCGACGCTGTGCGCTGTGCGCTGCTGGTCAAGGACCGCAAGGGGTTCCAGGGCGGCGGGCCGCAGTTCGAGGAGGTCTTCATCATGCCCGTGGCCACAGACCCGATTTTCGATTGAGGATGAAATGAGAAACACGCAACAAAAAGCACCGAAACAGAACGCGCCCCGGACCCAGGGCGCTTCGGACCCTTTGGCTTCCTTTGCCATTATTCTGGACCCCACACGCATGGGCACGGCGGCGGCGCTGGCTCCCAATTTGTTCGAGAAGCACGGTGTCAAGGATTCCATCCCCGCCGAGTGGCACGAGCGCGCGGCCAAGGCCTGGGAGTATTACCTCGAAGAACCCATCGTCTCGAATACGATCAACTCGTGGCGGGTGTTTGCCCTGGGCGACGAGATCGACGTGACCAGCGAGGAGGAAGCCACGCAGGAACAGGCGCGGGAGATGTTCTATCGGCTCGAACTCAATGGGTTCGTGAAGGACATGATCCTGCAGCTGCTCGTAAAGGGCGACTGCATCGGATATCTCAAGCGCACGCCCGAGGGCGACGATCTGGCCAAGGTCGTCTGCGTCAATCCGGTCAGCGTGAAGCTCAAGTTCGTGAACGGGCTGCTGACCGAGGCCAAGCAGCGCAAGGAAATGGCAGACGGCACCTTCGATGCCGGGGACGAGGGCGTTTCGCTTCCCCTCGACCAGATGCTCCACGTCAAATGGAACGCTCCGGAGTTCGCGCCGCGCGGCAACAGTTTGGTGCTGCCCGCCTTCGAGTCCATCGAACTGCTGCGGGATTTTCGCAAGGCCGAGCGCGCCATCGCCAAGCGGTGGACGACGCCGTTGCGCTTCATCCAGGTGGGCGGGCAATTCGGCGACAAGGTCATCATGCCGAGCCAGAAGATGATCGACACGCTAAAGGGCGAACTGAACAAGATGGACCTGAAAAGCGGTCTGGTCGTACCGTTCTACGTGAAGGCGGAAACCTACGGCAACGAAGGGCACGTTCTGGACACCGAGCGCAAGGTCAAGGAGGTCAAAGAGGACATTCTGGTCGCCCTCGGCATGGCGCGCAGCATCGTCACCGGCGACGGCCCCAACTTCGCCACGGCCTCGGTCTCGATGCAGAAGATGGTGATCATGCTCAAGGAGATCAAACAGGCCGCGCGGCGGATTCTGGATTGGGTTTTTTACGAGTGGATGGAACTCAAGGGCATTGACGCCGACGTGGATTACGCCTTTTCCGATCTGGACCTGACCAGCGAGGTTGACCAGAAGAAGCTGCTCATCGATCTGTACGACCGGAATCTCATCTCGAAAAACACCTTGCAGGCCAAGATGGACCTCAATCCCGAGGTCGAAAACGCCAACCGCGCCAAGGAACAACGCCTGGTCGACATGAACTGGGACATCAAGGACGTAACGTCCCTGGTGCAGCTGGGGATCATGAGCCCGGCGTCGGCGAGGAAGTTGCTGGGGATGGAAGACGCTGCCGAAGATCAGGCGATCCAGCAAGAAGAGGAACAGGCGGTCGAAGCCATGTATGCGGACGCGGCGGTCAAGGCTCGCGGCTCGGGTGAAACCTGCAGCGACTGTGTCCATTTCGACGAGGAGACCAACCGTTGCCGGGTGCTGGAACGGGACGCCTCGCTTTTCGATTCGGCCTGCCGGTTTTTCCGCAACGCGGCGGTCTAAATGCTCGCCGTCGCCCTCGACCAGTCCGAACGCATCAAGCAAGCGGTCGTTTCTTCGTTTGCGGCCCGCGATCTGTACACTGAAAAGCAGGTCGCGGCGCTCGTCGGTTCTTTGCGGGAGGCCGAGAAGCGAATCAAGGCGGATTTGCTTCGATACGCCGACCTGGGGTCGCTCACGCCCGGGCAGTCGATCAATCAGGTTCGACTCGCGGCGCTCAATGAACGGATCGACGACACCATCAAGGCACTCAAGGTCGAGCACACTCTTGCCCTGAAATCCGCCGCCAAGGAATCCCACCTCGAAGGGATTACCCAGGGCGCCCTCGAACTCAAGGTCCACGGTCTGCCCGGTTACGATTCGCTCACCAATGAATCCGCAAAGCGGTTGGCCAAGGATGCGTTTTCCCTCATGGACAAGAGCGCGCTCGATTTTCTGGTGCGCTTCGATGTCCAGCTGGCCGGTCAGGTTTCAACGGATCTGCTGACCGGAGTCAAGAACGCGCTGACGGTCGGGATCGCGCAGGGCCTCTCCATCCCCAACATCGCCAGGAACATCGGTTCGGTGATTCTGGACAAGGAGGCCTTCAAACAGGCGGGTAAGACCGTCTTCGCCTCGGCGCAGCAGCGCATCGAACTGATCGCTCGCACCGAAATCCTGCGGGCCCACAATCAGGGGCGGCTCAAGTTTTACGACACGGTCGGCGTCCGTGAGGTCCGCTGGATGGTCGCAGCCGATGAGAGGTTGTGCCCGATCTGTTCGGCGCTGGATGGGCAGATATTCCCCGTGGACAAAACGCCGCCGTTGCCACGGCACCCGAATTGCCGCTGCACGGTGACGGCTGTGCCGTTGCGGGTCTGTTCAGCGCAAACGCTCAAGCTTCAGGCGATGGCGGGACCGGCGGATGCGGCCGGCGCATGTCTCATGACGCCGCAGCAGGTCCACGACGTCGCAGGGGCGCAGAAGGTTGAGCAAGCCCAGACCAACAAGGCGATCAAGCAGGGCGATTACGAGTCGCTGGGTCTCAAGCCGCTTCAGAATGAGTGCAAGAAGCGCGGGATATCGATTTACCGAACCAAGGCCGATTTCATTAAGCTGCTCAGCCAGCAGAATCCGGGAATCGATTATTCGACCTGGGCGACCAAGGACATCATGGCCGAGGTCGCCAAGCAGAGCATCGGAAAAACCTGCACAAAGGACGACCTGATCGCCTTGCTCAAGCAGTGGGACGCGGCGCATGTGGCGATTATCAAAGATGCGGCGGAAACGCTGCCCGACTTCGCCTCGATGACCGTCAAGCAGTTACAGGATCAGTGTCTGAAAAACGGCATCTCCATCGCCAAGACGAAAAATCATTTCATCGCTGAACTGGAAATGCTCGAACCAAACCCGGCCAAGCCGCACTTCATGCTCAAAGGGCAAGAACTCCAGGCCAAGATCAAGCAGTTCGGAATCGGCAAGCTCAAGACCAAGGACATGCTGATCTCGGACCTGCAGAAGGCGCTCTCCATCGACAAGAAGGCGGTGCAGGCGGTCGAAGAAGCGGTCAAGCACAAGACCGACCTGGTCAAGGCCATTGAATCGGTAGTGCTTCCCGACGATCCGGCGCAGTACCAGACGTTTTTGGATTCTGCGAAAAAAGCGGCGCAGGCGTATTCCCAGCATGCGGATTTTCTTGCGGCGACCGATGTGGGGCCGCTATCGGAATCGCTGGCTCAGAAAATCTCGGCCTGGGAATCCCAGGTCAAGAACATGTCGCTGGACGATCTGAAAAAGCTCGCCCAGCAAACCAAGCTCAAGCACTACCAGTGGCACAATAAAGAAGAACTGATCGCCCGGTTCACGGTCTTTGACGAAACGGAATTGGCCAAAATCGAGACTTCGGTCGAAGCGAAATGGGCGAAGTGGGCCGAGAAACATGGCGGCAAAAAGGCCAAGACCGCCCCGGCTCCGAAGCAGAAACCGGCTGCAGAACCACAAAAGCCCATCAACATCCCGGAGACTCCGCTCCCGCCGAAAGACCCGACAAAGCTCGCGCCGGTCGATGAGCCGTTCAGAGATGTCGACGGGCAATGGGAAAAGATCAAGGCGAAAAAGCCATTCAAGAACCGGCGGGAAGTCCGGAGCGAACTCGGCGGTGCGCATCGCAAGTACATCTATGACGACGACCAGGGCAACCAGTGGCTCTTCAAGCCGATCTCCGAGGACTTCCGCGCCCACGGCGACGAGGTCGCCTATCGCATCGGCCGCCTGATCGATCCGGATGCCGTCGAAGTCCGGCTCATCGAACTGGACGGGGAGACCGGCTCGATCCAGCGGATGGTGCCCAAGCTCAAGGCGCAGAAAGACTTCAAGGGCATCGACCCCAAGGACCTGCTGCCCGCCGAACTGGAGCAAGTGCAGCGGGAGCACGTCATCGACTGGCTGATCAGCAACCACGATGGCCACTGGGAAAACTTTCTGCGCGGCACGGACGGCCATCTCTACGGAATCGACAAGGGGCAGCTGTACAAGTTCCTCGGGGATGACGCACTCGACATAGCCTACCACCCCAACGCGGTTCATGGCGCATCCGAGCCTTACTACAACTCGGTGATGCGCGCCTTCGCCGAGGGCAAAGTCGATCTCGATCTGCAGGCGACGCTCAAGTACATCGAGCGTGTCGAGGCGATCCCCGACGAGCAGTTCGTGGATATGCTGCGTCCGTATGCGGAACGGCGGTTCAAAAAAGGCTCGGCCAAGCTGGACGCCTTTTACCAAATGGCTCTCGACCGCAAGCACAGCGTCCGGAGTGATTTCGAGAAGTTCTATGGCAAGCTGGCGAAAAAGCGCGGGGTGCCCGGTTTCTCATTCGACGCGAAGGCCGCGAAAAAGGGCGCGGCGCGTCTGGGGCAGTTCGAACAGCGCATGGTGGAGGACGCGGCAGAAGCCGGATGGCAGGGAAAGTCCATCCCCATCGACGTGGACCAGATCGAGGACCAGAACGCTCTCGTGTTCCAGCAGACCGTGAAGAAAAGCAGCAAGGTCACAGGCAAGCAGACGGTCGTCCAGATCAAAGTGCGCCCCGAACATGAGGACAAGATTCTGGAAGCCATCGGCAAGGCTGGGCCTGCCGGGAAGAAAACGATTTTGCCTCAGGTCGGCGCGCCTCTTCCGGAAGACGAGTTTTACGATACGATCCTGACGGCTGTGAAATCGGTGAATCATCATCTCGCCGACAATAACTTCAACCAAAAATCCGTCGACGCCGCAGTAAAGCTCAAAACTAAGCTCTCAAAGTTGCTCAAACACGAGGATGTCGAAATCCGCCACATGGCCGAAAGCTACATAGCCAAAATCGAGGAGCTTCACGCCTCGGTCCTCGATGTAGCGAATGGCAAAGGTTCCGGCAAAAAGGTTACCAAATTCGTTGAGTACCTCAGGAAATCGGAACCGTCGAAGGCTGTCCAGGCGGTGAAGCCCAAAGACATGGTCGTTCGCAAGGGAAAGGTGCTGATGCAGAAGCGCACGAACACGGCTGGAGAGATCATTACCGACGGCACTGAGCGCGATCTGTCGTCCTTGTTCGGACGAGGTATGGCCGACGGCACGCAGTTCGAGATCGAGTTTGAGGATGGCGTCACAGCTGTATATCGCCCATGGGCGGGCAACAGCGACATTTTCGCGGCGGCGGGCGAACTGGAAGTGCGTGTCGATGGGGCTTGCGCTCCGGGCGTCGTGGAAAAAGCCCTTGATAAGATTGAGCGGTTGGGCCTGAATGCGACCCCGGCGGCCATCGAGGACGCGGAGATCATGTACCTACAGAAGCAGGCCTACGTCCAGGGCATCGACAACTCGCCGCGCTACAAGAAGGCGCTTGGAGCGATGAGGAATAAGAGCAAACAGGAGCAGGTGAAAACCCTGCGCGATTTCTGGAACGCTGAACTGGGCGTGCGGGACGTGACCGAGCTTCCGCACTACAACCCGTTTGGCGAATTCCAGCACGCGACGCACGGCAAGCTCGAAGGCGCGGGACGCCGCACCCAGATGCGCTTCGACCTGACCGAAAGCGACCTGGAACGCCAGATGAGCGGGTACTCGTTGCGACACACTCTGACCGACGACCGCGACATGGCGGAATTTATCGAAACGGCGCTGGAGCACAACGGCGCGATGGTCTCCACGGTCGAGAAGATGCGCATGGGCATCAAACCCGGCGGCATGTCGCCGGTCGCGGACATGGAATCCGGCGGCGGGACGTACTTCTTCACTCGCATCCGTAAGACGCCTTCGTCGGCGCGTCCCGGGGAGCCGGGACTGTACTTCAAGCGGAATCTGCTTCGCCGGATGGACGCGATCACGTATGATCACGACAAGTTCGGGCGCTGCACCGGCGACCACGTCCGACGGAATCGCAAATCGCAGATCGACCAGTGGAAAAGCATCGTGCAACGCGACCGCAGCGACGAGACGATCTTCAAATATTCCGTCACCCTGTTGGACAATCTGGAGGTCATCGTTGCGCCGGATCGAAAGGCAAAAATGAACATCATCATGTCCTTCAAAAAGCGCGGCATCACGCATCTGCCGGATGGCCGTAAGATCGAGGACATCGTTTGGGCGAGTTACTGACATGGGTAAAATCGATGTAAAAGCGGAAGTGGCCAGGCTCCAGAAGACGCTCGACGGAATTACGAAGAACGGCTTCTGGTATTACGTGGATTTCCCGGACGGCGAAACGCTGACGTTCCAACCGTATCGGCTCGACGTGCTCGGCGCGCATCCTCAGGTCGCTCCAGACGGGACAGTAAAGGCGTGGACCTACTCGGTGCTGATGATCGACCGGGGCTTCGTGGATTTCGGCGCAAGCACGCACGGCAACCATCTGCACTTCGTGACGAAGATCGAGTGGCTGCGAAACGCCAAGAGCGAAATTTACTCGGCTTATCTCTACGACGATCAAGAGTACAAGATTTACGTCATCGGCCTCGATCCGTTGGACGATCCGGAACGGATCGAGGAGTGGAAAGACTACATCGAGCGGCTCGCCGCCATGCCCGATCGCGTGGAGCGTTGCCGCAAGGGTGTGACGCGGGAGTTCATGGAGATGGTGGAGGCGCGGTTCCGATGAAGCTGCGATACATGATCGACTACGTTTATGACGAGGAGCGCTTTGAAAAGGGCCTCGATCCCTACGTGCCCGCCGGGCTGTGGGTCGTGACGCCCACGGGCTTCGACATGGGGTACCTCCCCGGTTTCGAAGAGCGCGAGGATGAGGTCAATTGGCTCGTCAACGACTGGGTTGAGAAAGACATCAAGCCGTGCCTCAATCCCGGCTTCATGGAATACTGGCGAGAGAGCCGCTCACCATATCGCGGCTCGTTCGGAGAGATTGTCGAGACCGAGGAGTACGAAAGCTCCGGTAAGTGCATTGAGGCGATTCTCGGCGCCCTTCGAAAAAAGTAATTCCTTTTGTCGCATTTTCGTCCCACATATTCGCACACCTCATGATCTTGTTAAGCCGGATGCGGTCCCATATTCTACCCTTATGAAAAAGCTGTTCGCCTACATCGAGAAGCTCGTGGCGCAAGGATTCTTCGGAACCCTGACGCTGAGTTTCCAGAACGGCAAGCTTTGCAACATCAAGGTCGAACGGAGCCTGAAGCCCGAGGACCTGTGACAAACGCATAGACCTTCGGGGTCGTCGAAACCATCGAGCCCCGGTGAAGTTGGGATGAAACACGCCTGCTTCGCCGGGGCTTTTGTTTTGTGGAGCGAGCGTGGCGCTGAAAACGGACCTGGATCGGCTGACTTTCCTGCTCGAGGCGGAAGCGGAGCTTGCGCTGTTCGGCGACGAGCAGCTGTCCGCTCAGGCCGCTGAAGAGCAGCGCCGCTACGTCACCAACTACATCGGCTCCAAGCAAAAGCTCATCGACTTCATCTGGGAGAACACCCCTGACGACACCCGCGCAGTGGCCGACCTTTTTTCCGGCTCCTCGGTTGTGGGCTTCATGTTCAAGCAGAAGGGCAAGGCGGTCACCGCTAACGACAAGCTCCGGTACTGCTACCACATCGCCCGCGCCATCATCGAAAATCCCGGTGAGACCGTCACCGACGACGAGATCGCGGCGCTCCTGGCCGACAACCCGCAGGCGGGCGACTTCGTCCGGAAAAACTTCGCGGGCATCTACTTTGCCGAGGGCGTCCACGGGATCATCGATTCGGTCCGCGCCAACATCGACAGGCTCGAAGGTTTCAAGAAAGACATCGCCCTGTTCGCGCTGGGCAAGACGTGCATCACCGGCAAGGGCGGCTTCGGGCACTTCGGAACCACTATCCCTCACGGCGACCGCCAGGACAGCCCCGAGCGTTTCAAGCAGCGATTCGCGGACAACGTCCGCACAATCAACTCGCTGGCCTTCGATAATGGGCAGCCTTGCCGGGCGGCCTGCGGCGACATCATGGACATCGGCCCGCAGGTGAAAGCCGATCTCGCCTACTTCGACCCGCCCTACGCCACGCATTTCTCGCAGACCAACTACGAGCGGTCCTACCACTTTATCGAAGGGCTGATGACGTATTGGGACGGCAAGGAGATCGTCGAGGGCAGCAAGACCAAGATTTACCGGATCGAAAAATCCGGCATGACCAAGGCGAACGCGTCCAATTTCTTCAAAGACTTTCTCGGCGCGTGCGTGCATATCCCCAACTGGATCATCAGCTACCGCGACCAGGCGTACCCGTCCGAGCCGGAAGTGAAGCGGATCATCGGCGACCTGGGCCGGGACGTTACCCTCAAGAGCAAGGACCACCACTACCAAATCAGCGCCAAGCACGGCGACGCCAGCAACGCGAAGGAGCATTTGTTTCTTTGTTCGGCGAAGCAGGCGGCGCAGGACCTGGACGAGGCGGCCGATCTCCACGATCTGGGTATGTCCTCGCTGGGTGACTGCGACCTCGATCTTCTCTGGGCGTTCGCAGCCGACGACAAGGTTCGGGTGTCGCCCTACATGGGCAGCAAGTACTTCGCGTTGGACTGGATTTGGAAAAACTGCCCGCAGGACGCCAAGTCGGTGCTGGACGCCTTTTCCGGCGGCGGCAACGTCGCGTATTTCTTCAAGCGCAAGGGTCTGACGGTTTTCGCCTGCGACCGGATGCACTACCCGTGGCACATCGCCCGGGCGGTCGTGGAAAACCAGAACGAAACCGTTTCCGATGAAGAGATCGAGTCGCTGCTTGCGGACAATCCCCAAGCCGGAAACTTCTGCGAGAAGACCTTTACCGACTACTACTTCACCCCGGAAATCCTCCGTTTCCTCGACAACACCTGGGCCAACGCCCAGAAGCTGTCCGGCTACAAGAAAGACATCGCGCTGTTCGCCCTGGGCTACGCCTGCATGACCAAGGCGCGGTTCGGGGAGTTCGGGCGCAGCAAGAAGGGCATGACCGGGCGCCCCGAGGATGAGAGCAAGAAGGACACAAGTCTGGGCGAGATTCCGCTGGAAGATTTCCGCGATCTGTTCGTCAAGAACGTCCGGAAGATCAACAATCTCGTGTTCGATTCCGGGACGCCGTGCAAGGCGTTCTGCGGAGAAGTCCGGGAAATCCTGCCGAAGCTCGACGTGGACTTGGTCTACGCCGATCCGCCCTACATCACCGAGTTCGGGGCCAACGACTACGAGGGCAAGATGCACTTCGTCGAGGGCCTCATGACCATGTGGGCGGGCAAGCAGATCCGCGACAACGCCCGCCGCGATTACGAGTCGGGCACCAAGTACAACAAGGACACCATCGCGGCGCTGATCGGCGACGTGGTGGAGAAATCCCGCGCGAAGTCGATTCTCATGTCCTATCGGGACAAGGCGTTCCCGCGCGAGCCGGAAGTCGTCGAGATGCTCAAAAAGCGTTTCGGCCAGGTTGCGGTGAAACGCATGGACGTGCGCTACAACATCGCTCGCTACGGTCCCGAGGGCGGCGGCAAGGACGCCCAGGAACTGCTATTCGTGGCCAGCGGCCCCCTGGCGGCGCAGGCAAGCAGCCACGCCAATTTCCACACCCGGATCACCGGCCAGGTCATCACCAGGTCGCTGATCGCACAGGCGCAGACCGATGAGAGCGACAAACGGTTCTCCTTCATCCTGACCCACGTCGGCACCAACAAAAACGGCGATCACTTCACCGAGGAGGAATGCCGCAAGGCTTACCAGACCGTGGTGGGCACGAAGATCGACGTGGCCCACAGCCAGGATTTTCGGGACATCGTCGGCGGCGTGGTTTCGTCCGAGTACGTCGAGGACGGCGACAAGAGCCGGATCGAATGCGTGGGCGAGATTTACACCGGCGTGACCGAAGCGGCGCGCCAGGCCTACGCCCTGGTCCGCAAAGGGATCATCAAACAGGTCTCAATGGAATGCGACTACGCCGAGGGGGAGTGCTCGATCTGCGGCAAGCGGGTGAAGAGCAAGGCCGAGTATTGCGTTCACCTCAAGAACTACAAGGGCGGCACGTACCAGGGCAAGCCGTGCTTCGAGATTCTGCACGGCGTGGTGTTCACCGGGGTGGGACTGCTCGACAGGAAGGGCGCGGACGAAAACGCGCGGATCAAAAAGGTTGCAAGCAAAACGGAGGTGCATCGAATGGCCGACAAGACCAAGCAGAGCAAGGCCCAGGACGAGTTTCTGGACCAGGAGGATCCGGGCGATGGCGCTCCCGCCGAGGAGCCGACGACCGACAACCCGG